TTTGTCTGTTGTCCTAGATTCTGGAGTATCTATGCCAGCAAGCCTTAGTCTTTGAGAATAAGATATACTAAATCCCAAATCAATATCAACATCAATTGTGTCTCCGTCTACGACCTTTATTACTTGCTTAACTCTATATTCAAACATAATGCTCCTTAAATTTATAATGAGCAGTTTACAGACTTACTCAGGTCAATCAGTTATTTAGTGTCGCTGTCTCCCCCGACATACCTGCGACTCCCCGATGAAGGGGTGCAGATATATATTATACCTTAGTTGATTTTAATTGTTTTAGGCTTTTTTTCTTCTGGTACATTCTTTTCGATTAATATATGAAGCATGCCATCTTTCATTTCAGCTTTAGCAACTTCCATATATTCTCCTAATGAGAATGACCTTTCGAAACTTCTTTTGGCAATTCCTTCGTGGATATATTTTCCATCCCAGTGTTCTCCGTGTAGTTCACCTTTAATTACCAAATTATTATTTTCAACGTGAATATTGATGTCTTCACGTTGGAATCCAGCAACTGCCAAACTAATGCCGTAGGCACCGTTATCAAATTTAACTAGATCGTAGATTGGATAATTGGAGGCTGAAGATTGCATTTTTGCAAAATTTGTATCCCATCCAATAAAAAATGGATCATTAAAAAGATCCATAGCAAGTTTTGTTACCATTTTATTCCCCTTTCAAGCGAATAATTTAAATTAGGCCCCATTCGGCGACCTATATATTATTATATCATTTATTAAAAAATTCTACCAGTCAGACATTTCTTCCATAAGCTTCAAAAGGCTGGATATATTTTTTTGGCTGGTTACTATCATAAAGTCATCTATCCCATATTTTTTAGATATATCTCTAATTTCCTGCTTAACCTCTTCCATGCTTCCACGTATTGAATGCTCTCTTTTTTCTAAAACATAAGGCTTTTCAAATCTATTAGGGGTCCACTCTTGATAGTGATATGCTATATCTTGATCAAGTTCTTCTTTTGTTTCCCTAATTAAAGGGTCAATAATTAATACTATCTTAGTATTTTTTAATTCATTAACTGATTCCTCTAACCTACTCTCATGTACAATAGCATAGTCTGTCCATTTATTAGCCAAGTCAATTGTCATTGGAGAATTTGCAATTGTATAAGAAATTGGCGCTTGGTCCCCCATCTTGTTAAAAAATTTATCTGCCCACTTATCCGCAAGCTCTATTCTTTTTTCGACAGTACTTATTAAAGACTCGTCAAAATTATACATATCCATTGCTTCTTTTTGTTCATCTTCAAGCATTTTTCCAGCAACTAGATTAAATGTTACCCTATTTTTATAGTGAACATTCATTGTATTAAAAAATCTAATTGCATATTCTGGACTCATTGTGTAAGCCCTAAACGCCATCATAAACTTAAGGTGTTTTGATACTCTTATCATGCTTTGCAAAAAGGGAACATAGTCTGTTGAAATTATAGAATATGTTAATAAAACAGAATAAGATTTTGCTCTTTCTAAATCTCTTGCCATTTGAACTAATTCAGTTTCTGAATCTCCAAAGTCAAACCTGTGCATCCAATGAAATTTCAATTTTTATTAAATTCTGAGAATTGAGTCCATTGAGAAATAGTATACCTAGTTCCAGAAGTAATCTCTGAAACACCATGAACGTAATGTGTATTACCTGGAAAAAGAATTAGCATATTTTTTTTAGGTCTAATGCTGTAATTAAAGTCTGGGAAGTAAAGCTCTCCGCCCTCGTAGTCGTCATTTAAATATGCAAGGACAGATAAATGTCCACTCCACAAGTATGGATATTTTTCTATTTGAGATTCGTAAGTATCGTTTTCATAGTCTGGATCATCTATGTCTAATATATCTGTATGCGGATCTATGTAGGTTCCAGTTGGATGAACTATATACAGAAAAGGTTTATCTTGTACAAATTTCATTTTGTATTCTAGGGTTACTTTATGAATAAGTTTTTTTCTCATTATGTTGGTAAATAATAGCTCTTCTTGCGAAGGTGTATATTCTTCTAAGGTATGTATTGGGTAAGAATGATTTACTCCTTCTTTTACCTTATACCTTGAAATAATTGACATTGCAGTTTCAGATTCTTTATCAGTTAAATAATTTTCAAAGACTTTTATGTTGTCGATACCTGTACCTATTTGTTTTGTAATATTATCAATATTAACAGGTTTTGGAGAAAAGCTTTCTTTCATATTTTATTTGTCGACAAACTATTTAATCCATCTTTTCTTTTATGGGAATGTGCTTTAATTAATTTTAAAAGGTATTGGCTAAGTCCTGGGGCTTGCTTTTCAAAAAATAAAGCATACTTTTTATTTACTTGAGTTTCTAAGCTAAGCTTTAATAGATATTCTTCATCTATCGGAAAAAACCATTTAACATAATGATCAGCAAACAAATCAAATCCATGCTCTGCCCTAGGATCTTCTACTGGAATATTGTTATTAATGCACTCTGCAAGGTATGAGTTTAATTCGTGGGCTTCTTCAACCATTGAGTCCCAGTCTTTTCTGGTGTAATCTGCAATTCTTTCCTTGGCTAACAAAACCAATCTGTCATCTGGAAAATTGCCAGACCACTCTTTCCAAAGCATGGCGCATGTAACGTCTTCAGCTTGCTTGATCCACTTACCTTTATGTATTAGCATATATACACATTATACCATTATGAAATTATTTGATGTTGGTAATAATTTTCCCACTCCAGGATGTCTTTTTCGTCATTAATTAAAGGCTGTCCCTTAACATTTAAGCTGGTGTTTAACAAAACTGGTACTCCAGTTAAATCAAACCATTGCTTTAGTACTTCATACAGTCCTGGGTGCTGATTTTTATTAATTGTTTGAACTCTCGAAGTACCGTCAGCATGTACAACAGATGGTATTATGTCTGGCTTTAAACATTTAACGGCGTACTGCATATAAGGAGAGCTAAAATTAATATCAAACCATTTGCTTGCATGCTCTTCCATTACGACTGGTGCAAAGGGCCTAAATGATTCTCTTTTTTTTATTAAATTTACTTTGTTTTTTATTTCTGGATCTCTTGGGTCTGCAAGTATGCTTCTGTTTCCCAAAGCCCTTGGGCCAAACTCTGCTCTTCCAGAGGCAACTGCAACTATTTTATTGTCAGCTAAACCTTTAATTATTTTACTTACTGGGTACTCCCCGCCTAAATCGTACCCTAGGTATGGAGTCTGCCAATCTAAATGTTTTCCGTAAAGTGCTGCTGCTGCACCCAAAGAACTTCCAGAATCTCCTGGGTTTGGCATTATCCATACGTCATTAAATATTTCCCATAACTTAGTATTTGCTGAGCAGTTAAGTGCACACCCTCCCATAAAAACCAAATTGTTCTTTTTTGTTAAATCTTTTGCGTACCTCATAAAATCTATAAGCCTTTGTTCATAAACTACTTGAACTGCTGCTGCAATATCAAACTTATCTTGCTCTGAAACCCATCCCCAGTCAGTAATGCCTTTGTGAAAATTATACTTTTGCTTGTCATATCTAGGAAAATAATTATCTATCTGCTTATAATATTTTGTCCAATCTCCATAAGCAGCCATCCCCATCATAATATACTCTTCTTGATTTGGCATAAGTCCGACCAGCTGAGTAAAGGCTGAGTAGAACAATCCAAAACTTACTGGGTAATTTTGCTTAAACTTTAATTTTATTTTTTCACCTTCTCCTACCCAAATAGTAGAAGTATTGTATTCACCAATTGAATCTAGAACTACAATTGCTGAGTCAGAAAACCTACTTGTATAATATCCAGCACATGCGTGTGAGTAATGATGGCTAAATGATTTTCTTCGTATACCCTCTATGTTAAACTTAGGCTTCCACTCCCCTACGCCACCCTTTATAAATAGCCTAGAGGCCTTTAGAAGGGGTTTCTCGTAGTAGGCTATAGCATCAGGTGCCCCATATGACAAAGCATCATTAACTAAACTATTATTGATATACCAATCATTCTTCTGCTTGCTATATCTTTCTGCGTGTCCTGCAAAAATAATTTTTCCATTTTCTATTAAAGAAACAGAAGCATCGTGTGAGGTTTCGTTAACCCCAAGAATTATCATCTTTAGGATCTCTTTCTGGAACAATTCCATAGTGTTTTTTTAAACGCTTTAGGCCTTCTGGAGTTGCGCTAAAAGTAGCTTCTAGATTTTCGTTATAGGAAACAGAAATTAAATTTTCTTTGTATAGCCCAATTAATGTTTCATCAATGTAATCTGTGTGAGCTTTCCATAATTCTGGAGCAATATCTTTAGCAATTTCATTTACTTTATAAATAGATTCTCCATTTTTTTCTACTCCAACAAAATCTATTGCACCAATTTCTACATAGTGTTTAAACAAAGCAGAGTCATCTTCTTCAAACAGATTCATTGCTTTTTTCTATTTCAACTAAAGATTGTACATATTCCGAAAAATGCTTTCTGATACCTCCAGTGGGTCTTGATCCAAGGCTGGTCCAGATACGGGAATATTCTTTTATATTGTAATAAGTTGTTGGACAAACTTTTACACCATTGTAGTCTTTAAGAACAATAGGAAGCGGAACATGCTTTCCACAACATATACATTCTTTTGCTTTTTCTTGATACATGCTCATATTATCATCATCCTATCCATTGCTTCCTTGAGCTCTTGTGGTATTCGGGGAGCTCTTATCATATTTTGAACGTACTCTTCTTCTTTTGCAACTCCAAAATCATTATCATAACTCATTGACTCGTAGTTATGTATTTTTATTTCTTGATTTGTATCAAACCTTGTATGAGATATAGCATTAAATATTGAACCACAAACAGCATCTGCTAAATCTTTTGATCCTTTTCTTGGATGGTCTACCTTATCCCTCATAATTCTTAGCTGTAACAATTCATCTATAAGTAAAGGAATGTGTGGTCCTTTTAATCTTTCTTCTAAGACCACCATTGCCATGTCGTCATAATGTTTTTTAGCAACAGATAACAATTCTGTGTTTATTCCATACTGCTTTAATTGTTGCATCATGTCGTGAGAATTCCATCTATCAAAAGTGCATAACCTAATTTTAAATCCTTTAGTTTTTAAAGATAATATGTAATCTTTAACTTCAGTAAAGTCCACCGATTTGTCTGGAGTTGGTGTCCAAAACCTTACCACATCTACTTCGACTATGGGAGCTGGTTGTGAGTAGGTATCCGTTACCTTTATGTTAACCCATTTTTGAACGTGAGACATTGCAACAGCACAATGATCGTGTTTTTGGGCAAGGTCAACATGAATAAAATATTCTTTATCTGGATCTGGTGCAAACCAGTCTTCAAATCTTCCAAACTGATCTACCGCTAATCCTAAATTACTAAATGATTTTTCAATTTTTTCTCTTGATTTAAAAAATGCATCTATCGCTTCTGACGGCATACATGCAAATCTTCCGAGTGCGTCTGGTGCATTCTTGTAAAAAGCTATTTTAAAATCTTCTATGCTTCTTGTAGGGTTAACGTCCCAAGTGGGTCTTCGAAGTGCGTACATTCCTGGATACTTGTAAGAAATAATATTATCTTCTTCCCACTCTATATCAAACTCATTACCCGCAGTACCCTCTGGAAGATCCATATCTAATTTAAATCTATGCGATCTAACGACAACTTCTTTGTCTGCTACAACATCGTCATATCTTTGCTGTATATAATCATTTTTGTATCTTGGAAAAGATAGTAAAATTACTTTACCGTAGTCTGGAAATCTAGAGTCTACAGAAGCACGATACATTTCATAAATAAGGCTTCCTGTTTTTGCCTGCTCATGCCCAGTAGTATTTTCAACACTAAATCCAGATATCTCATCTAGGATAACTACTATTACGTTATAGCCTTCCCAAGCCTCACGCTCAGAGTGTCCAGAGTGTACGGTTATATTTTTATTGAATTTTATTTCAGAAGCTTTTTCTGAGTATTTTCCAACAAACCATGGGGACTTGTCAATTCTAGTTCTAAACCCTTTAAAGAATACGTTGCTTGCTTGCTGGGCGTTAATAGCAATATTAATAATGTCTATAGAGTCACCAGGAGGTTTTCCGTAATAAGAAGCTGGGTCTTTCAAACAAAGCAATAGGTATACAATGTACGAAACTGCAATTGTTGAACAGTAGTCTTTCCCAGACCCTTTTCCTAGCTGAGCAACTACCTCGTTGGCAGTTTGCTTGAACATTCTATGTCCTTCTTCTTCTCCAAAAAGTTTTATTAAAGTAGACTCTTTATACACCTGTGAGCTTTTTTCAATTAAAGTGTATTGATATTCTGAAAGTTCTGGTAGGCCTAGATATTTTTCATTAGTTACAAAATCTCTTAGCGATACAGGCTTTTCATCAAACTCTTCGCCATCAAGCATGTCGATGATATCAGAAAAATCAAATGACATTCTTGGACTCTATTATCTCTATAGGTTCAACTACTCCAGTTATTTGCGAAAGTCTTTTCATAATTTCTCTTCTTATATCTGGGTAGTCCTTAGCAACATCCCTTAATATTGAAACTAAAACATCTTGCTTTCTTTCTGTTTCTGCAATTTGATCTGCAATCTCTTGATTATCTAGTAATCCAATTTGTTGCAACATTGCAATTCTTTTTGTCTCTATGTCGGCAATTAACTTTAACGCAGTAGCCTTTACGTTTAATTGACCTTGCTGATCTGCATCGTCTACAGTTTTCCAAGCTTCTTTAATAAGCATTGCATAGTGTTGGTCTGCGCCAGACACAGCTTCTTTGGCTCTTTCTCTAGAAGTAGAATCATTCCTAACAACAGATTTCCACTCGTCTATATACTCAACGACCTCAGCTCTTTTAAAGCCAGTCAATGAAGATATTTGAGTAGGATTACTTCCTTTTAAAAGTTCTTCAACTACTTTATTCATTCGATCAAAATGATCAGATAATTCAATTTCCATATGTCATAAGTATACTTTTAGTTGACTGAAATGTCAATTAGAATTGGCTATTTTATATAATATCAAGTATCCAATTAAATCATCTATGTCATTATCCCCAGCAAAACCTTTATTGTTTCTTACTCTATTTAATTTATCATCAATTCTGACCTTTAATTGCTCTTTGGAATCCGCCGTTGAAAATATTCTTGCAGGCTCTAAGGCTGAGTTTCCATAGGATATGTTCTTTTCAATTAGCATGCTAGCAATTTCATGACAGGCTTCCCATATTTTATTTCCTGCGGGAGCCCCTACTGATTTAAGGTATAGATCGGTACATGCAAAATCTTTTACATCTTCAAATACTGGCTTTAGCATTATCTCCTCTTAATCAACTCAAACTTAGTTAAATATCTCTGTATGGTCATAGCAGAGGTTTTACATTCAATAGCAATCTGTGTAACACTTTTTTTTTGAACTACGTATCTTCGGTATAGCCATTCTTTGCTTTGGTATAGTTTCATTATAGATAAAACCTATCTTTTTGTCAATACATTATTGGCGTAGTACGCAATTCCAAAAGAATCAGCTACATCAAAATCATTAATTTCTAGTTTATACTTATTATTAAAATAATCTACAGTTCTTTGCTTACGCATATTTCTTAATTGGTTTTTATACCAAGACTCTGCGTACCCAGGATTTTCTAATCTTATAATAGATTTTTCATCTTTTGTTGGATTCTTGTTTCCAATGAATGCCTGCCACGAGGATGG